AAATCTTAGGCTAATCAAAACCACTAGGCGGAAGGTCCGACCCCTTTCGTCTGGTCAATTAATTTGACAGAACGATGCTTCCAGCACACAAATCACTAACTCAGCAGCAGCGATATCTTGCGCTTATACGCTACGCTATGGCTTCGAGTCCTGCTACTGTTTCCTTCAAGCCACCGAAAGGCGTTAAGGAAGTGACAGCCATAGCACGTTGTCGTGACGCTATATCGGCCTTAGCCACCTATGACGAAGCCGATGCACTCATACCAACAGAGGAAAGATTACACCTCAACGAGTTAAGGTCTGCCGGAATGCTTCAAGTCTTTTCGCGAAACGGCCGTTGTTACATCGGCCAGCCGGAAAAAATACCACGAGTCACCAACACACTAATACCGGCAGTCTTAGACAGACCGTCAGAGAAAGCCGTGGCAGCTATAGCAATACTAGTAGCGGAAGGCTTTATAGAATCGTACGAACTTAAAGGTTATGACCTAACCGACGCAGAGAAAATAATTAACGGAGAATGTTCAATCCATCAACTATCAGATAACCTATACCTAACACTATGACAGATCAAGAATTTATTACTATAATTAACGACCCGCGAAGTGGTCTCTTTAGTCCTTATGTCGTGAGCGACGATGACGACACGGCACTTAAGATAGCTGCGCGTATATCTAAGGAAGACGGAGCCATACTACGTGGCCTTTATCCGGTCCGCGGAATGACACAGTATCTCTTCGCCATGATTGTCCGTGACATAATGGCTCAACTAAAATCAGAAAACATACAATACTATACACCGCAAAATGAACAAAGACTTATTGAAATCATTAAAGGCCGATGCACCTTTGCTCGCCTTGCTGGACGCGCCGACGGAGAAAATGTCTAACGAGGCTTTATTAGCTCACGTCGAGGATCTTCAAAGCGCGTCACGAAACTCACTCGCCACTAAAGCCTTGATAACCACAAAAACTGGCAGTAAACGCAAGGCTAAGAAAGACGCTGCTGCCGATATAGATCAAACACTAAAGGAACTAGGCATATGATATACCCACTTCAACTTACTGACGGAATACTGTTCATCGATAACTCATCCTTATCAGTCATCAACGATTGCTTACGCAAGAGTTCATACAAGCTGGCGCTAAAAAAGAAACAAGCTCGTGATGAAACCGCGTTAAAATTTGGTGGCATTATGCACAAAGTTCTTGAGCAACGCTACGGCTTTGACGACTATGCTATGGTCACAGACGCAGCAACAAAACGTATGTTCGATAGGGCCGTGGCAGAGTTTTCACAATGGTCTCCTCCAGGTGACGACTTTCGCAATATCGAATGTGCCGTTAACTGTATCCAAAAATACAACCTTCACTACCTAGTTGAGCCTTTTGATATCATCCAAGTCAACGACAAGAAAGGCATGGAAACGCCATTCGCTGTGCCGCTGACAGAGCTTGAGATCAACGACACCGTATGGGTCAAAGACACCACCGAAGAAGAGATCAAGCAAGTCTACATAAAGACTCTTCCAGTTATCTTCACCGGTAAGATTGACCTAGTTGTCAAAGACGCCACTGGCCTTTGGGTCATGGACCATAAGACATCTAGCATCGGCGGCGGTAATTTCTTCGCTGACTTCTACACTTCAATGCAATTCAAAGGTTACATTTGGGCCTTGCGTAGCATCCTCGATACTAAAGCTTATGCTTCGGGCGTAATAATCAACGGCATCATAAACCGCAGACCTACCAGAACAGGCAAATCCTGCGAGTTCTTACGTGACAAAATCGGCCTTGACCCTGCACATATTGACGAGTGGAAGGAATCGTTCATCAGAACAATCGACCTTTACATCTCCTGCATAATTGCTCAAGACTTTCCGATGCAAACCAGTATGTGCATTCACAAATATGGCCGTTGCGAGTTCTACGACGTATGCATCTTACCACCTCAGCAACGCGCTATGATGTTATCCACCGGACAATACGTCGAAGACAAATGGTCACCGCTGCTCGACGAATCGGAACCGACAGTCACCGAATTCCAACCATGAACCGTCGAACCATGACCAAGCAGAAGAAAAAAGTCCTGTCAAATAAATTGACACCACAAAAGCCAATGGCCATTCAGCGATTCATAACCTTTGGGCCGAAAGATTTGCCTAAGATGGTTCACGAATACGCCACCCGCCACGGCATTATAGACCCTAAGACACCTCTATCGGCAGTCAGTATCCACGGAATTGGGATCATTGCTGCCGTCGATACATTCTACAACAAAACACTATCAGAACACTATGAAGAGATCAACAGACTACAAGCCAGCCGGAAACTTCGCACTACTACTCCTCGGTCCACCGAAGCACGGCAAGACAAACCTAGCTCTGGCTTTTCCGAAACCAGCGGTACTTGACTGCGACGGCAACCTAAGCCGTGTCGTAGGCCAGGGCGTTGAGTTCTTATTCGAGAACCCCAACACTGACAGCTCCGGCAAACACCAAAGTGGAGACAAAAGTTGGGCCGCTAGTTGTAACTTCTTACGCGAAGCTATCGCCTTACCTGACGAAGAATGTCAGACAATCATCATCGACGGCTTTAGCATCATGTGCAACTACCTAGTCGACGCGCTTGTCGTAAACAGTAAGCTAACCGTCGGCGGCGAGAAAGTCATGGATCAAAGCTTATGGCAACCATTCCGCAACAAGCTCCAACAATTCGTCATGCAAGGCCGGTCCTCAAACAAACGCTTCGTGGTAACCTGCCACGAAACCATCATCCAAGACGAAAAGACTGGCGCCATCATTGCCTACCGACCACTGATCAGCGGCCAGCTCAAAGACAACCTAGCCGGTCTATTCACTGACTGCTGGCGCGTTGAGGCCAAAGACATAGCCGGTAAGCCTAAGTACTCCATACGTTTCGCGCCAAAAAACTTCATGCAGATAGGTAACTCAATAGGCATTGATGTTCCAGAGCTAGACGTAACCGGCAAAGGGCCAAAGGAACTATGGTCCACGCTATCAACCTATATGAGTCCTGTCAAATAAATTGACAAGACGAATTTCGAAACGGACATTCAATCGCCGTTTCAGAATAAACAACAATAACAAAAATAAGATAAAACCAATGAGTGACAATACAGGCATCGACATATTCGACGAACTAGCAGCAACTGACTTCTCTGAAGTAGAAACAACACGGCCCGTTTTGGCTGCTGGACTTTATGAGTTCAGCATTACCAACATGGAACGCACCATATGGAAGAGCGGACAAGGTTCTAGCCTAGTAATTCAACTAGCGTTGCAAAGTGAAGGTGTTGACCAGAGCGGTGAGCGGCACATTAGTGCAGGCTATGTTGTGACAGATCGTATCTCGCTGGTTAAGAAAGGCGAATACGAACCGGCTAAGCAAGTGGCTAAGTTCTTAGAGTCTATCGGCATGAAAGATCAACCATTCGATCCTTCATTCGAGAGCTACCGTGGCGCTGGGCTTCTTGCTCGCACTAAGGTAGTCGGCGAAAGCACTTCGGACGATGGTGTGTTATACCCCGCCAAACCAGAGATTGCTTCGTATGTAAAAGCTAGCTGACTAATAGACAGCAAGTGATTAGAGACTTAGGTCTCCGAGCGGGTGAAAGGCCCGCATTTTTCAGTGTAACATTAACGAATAAAACCATGTCAGATAAATCACCTCATCCAGTGTTCTGTGGTCTTAGTCCATGCGATTACATAACCCAGATTGCCGTGCCGCTTTGTTTAGTAATAGATAAGCGCTACGTTGTAATAGCTTTGCTTCCGCGAGTAACGGAGCCAGATCTTTATGACGTAGCTTTGGAAGATTTAGAGGCCGGTAAGATAATAGCTAAGCCCTTGTCAGAAGTTACGTCTATGCTTATGTTGGCCGAAACAGCAAAGTCATGGAGAGCATCCGCGCCGTTAAAGATTTAATCACCAATAAACGAGAGAAAAAATAACATGAAACCACAGATACAAATGAAATCAATTGATAGGAGTAATGCAGCACTAAATGCGCACGGAGTGATCGCAGTACATGACAGGTATGAGCGAATCATAAGGGATGCAGAGCCTGTCGTAGTTGGGGGTGTGGCGTCGTGGCTACCTATCGACTACGCCAACCACCTGAATGTCATTAGCCTAGATGACCTGCGGCTGGAAATACGGGATGGGTTGCCTTATACAGGAAAGCGAGATATGCATGATTTTAATGCCCTCAAGCTGGCTCAACTATTCGCCCCTGAAAAGATCGGGCTCCACGTCACATTAACGGGCATGAGCCTATTTGGCTTGATGGACGGATTTGGACCCCCGCTTCGGAGTCCTGATAAGGTTGCGGCGGTATTTTTGTCATACATGTCATCCAGTAGATCGCACTGGCCGACGTACGTGCAAGCGGCGGATAGAAATGGCACGATGTTTATTGCGCATACGGCAAGCGCGAATGCATACCCAGGAGTGGAAAACTTGTATGGAGACGCGCCTGGGTTGATGGTAGCGATTCCGGTTAATGAGGTGAGCGGCAAATCTCGTGGATTTTACAACCCAGAGACAAAGGGCTGCGTAGGGGTGATAGCTACAGCGGAATCATGGGCCACGCCGATGCTGGCCAGTGCGGTTGCACTGATGCGTATTTTGCGTCCTAATTTAAGCAATGAAGAGATTAGGTATATTTTAGTAAAGACGTCTAAGTTGGTGGGATCAAGTAACGGCCCAGGGATATTAGACATGAAAGCGGCGGCAGATTTCGTTATGCAAACGAAGGGGCAAGAGACGGTGGAAGAGGAAGAGATGCCGGAAGTGGAAGAAAATGAAGTACCAGTAATTGATGAAGAAGTAGTACCAGCAGTGCCAGCAGTGCCAGTAATTGAAGATAAAGAAATGATAGGCGAAGAAACCCAACGTGGATTTGACATTACCGAGAATGAGTTATTGAGCATTCGGGTATTAAGCGACGCAGTGAACGGGCCGAACCAGAGTCGCGGCAATAAAACCGAGGGAATTGACCTGGCTTTGGTGGGTGCGGGGAAGACACTTTTCTGGGACAAGAGTGCGACTTTCGAGGTAACACCAAAAGTCGATTTACATTTTCTAGGTTTCGTAACGGCGAATGATGCGCCGCGCCGGAATGTGAGTGTGGTATTGATCGACGGAGTTGAATATGGATTCACTGAAATAACAGCTGAAGCACCTCCATTTAGTTTTATTGAATTAGCGAGTTCCCAGGGTGTATTTATCGAGGCTGGGAGGCGTTATATTTTCGAGATAAGAAATTCTGGCGATTGGTTCACGCAATTTTCGGAGATGCGGTTTAAAGTACATGTGCCTGAACCTGAACCTGAGCCTGATCCTGATCCGAAGCCTAAAGAAATCTACGTAAGATTTAGGATAATCTCTGGCAATTGGGAGATTCACACAATCAGCCTAATTCCATCTGATGGACATGAGCGATTTGTATTAGCTACGCTCCTGGAATAATAACCTTTCCGAGTCTGCCCGCCGCTCCGTATGCTCCTAAGCGCGGGATTCGTTCCACTCAAGTGGGAATGCTGGTTCCCAAGATATAGACCCGCGCCGCAGGGGTTAATCTGCGGCACAATTTTTAACGCACCAAACGCATACCAGACACAACTGATGAACGACATCGGCTCCAAGTGGGACAGTGGGTGGGGGGACGTGCTGGCCGTCATGCCGACCGGTGCGGGAAAAACCGTTGCCTTCAGTAAATTGAACTCTGACTGGCGGGGGTGGAATGGAGCCGTGTTTCAATCAAGATAGTTTAAATTTGCTATTTACATCTACGTGTAAAGCGTACAACTAAGGAGAATTAAAACTGAAAAGAATGAATGCTACGATTTAATCCACGCCGATTCTGGGATTAAGCTGGAATGGCAGGATAAATACAAGCGCCTCACAGTTAGCGGTTCAGGCCGGTGCGAACTGGGCGATGTGCGCGGGAATCTGTACGTAATAGACTCTGCGGAGGTGACGGTGCGGACAGTTGTCGGCTGGGCGGCGAGCGGAAACCTGCAAGTTAGGGACTCTGCGGATGTGACGGTGCAGAGCGTCGGAAGCTATGCGTGGAGCCGGGACAACAGCACCCTTACCGCTGATACAATTAGCTTCGATGTGTGGAGCCATAACGCCAGCACCTTGACCGTGCAGAGCGTCAAAGGCAATGCGTGGAGCTGTAACGCCAGCACCTTGAACGCTAGCAGCGTCAGCGGCGATGCGGTGAGCTTTCACAACAGCACCCTGACCGCGCAGACCGTCGGCGGAGAAGTCTATTCCAAGGGAACAATCCCGATCCAAGTCGGCGAGAATCTTTAACAACCTTAGAAAGAGCAAAGATGAAGACTGAAAAGAATGAATGCTACGATTTAATCCACGCCGATTCTGGGATTAAGCTGGAATGGGATGAGGAAAAAGAACACCTGACAGTTAGCGGCTCAGGCCGGTGCGAACTGGGCGCGGTGCGCGGGGATCTGGACGTAATAGACTCTGCGGAGGTGACGGTGCAGAGCGTCGGCGGATATGTGCAGAGCAGTGGCACCAGCAGCCTGACCGCTGGCAGCATCGGCGGCAATGTGCGGAGCTGGGATAATAGCACCATTAACGCCGGCACCGTCGGGGGCTTTGCGACGAGCTATGACAACAGCATTATTAGAGTCGCGGCGTGTCTCAGAAGCAATATTAGCGACTGCGATAAACATGAAGCATAAGCAGTGCGTCAGCGTTGGAAAGGGTGACTTTTATGTAGGGGAACAATTCAGCTGCCTTTTGTTTCATCCATTTTTTGCGAGCAGACTGGTTATCTTTTCCCTTGAGCGTAACAGGAATTGACAAGTCTTTTTGCCATTTCTGTGGTCGGACCATATCGAAAGGTATATCAAGTGCTTGAAGTACGCCTCGGTAGAATCCAAAGTTTGCGCCGAAAGAGAACATAGATGTGACTCCTTGACCTGGCATGGATGATACTTGCTCTAAGTAGGCGAAATTCCGCGTTAATTTATTGGGATCGTTGGCGTGAAACTTAATAAATTCTATTGTGCCGGATTCATCCTTGAATGAGTGAGTTACTACGTGACCATCTTTAATTATGGCAACTGCGCCTGAAGCACCCGGATCAATTGTGATAATCATTTTCTTAATTACGAAGTGGCATAATCATTGAGTTAAGATTTCCAGAATTAATATATACTGGTTCAATATTATCTTTGATTAATAGCGTTATTTCATCTTTGCATTGAGACAGAATATCAATGAGATAAACTGGATTTATTGATACAGATACTTCTGGTCCTTGGTATTTACAGTCCATTGAAGTTACTACAGCACCAAAACTGACATCCTCTGAATTCAATGTCAGTTTATTATTTGAAGCAGTTATTGTAACTGACAAGTTTCTATCAGAAGTCATAATTGCGGCGCGAGACACTTGGCGCTTTAGTTGATCTGCGTTAAGACTAATAGGATCAACATCAGATGGTTTATAGACATCCTGCCATTTAGGGTATGTTCCTTCAACCAGCTTAGACCATAAAATATCATCTGAATCGAACTCAAACATAATCATGCGTTTGCTCTTTTTAATGATTACTTCTAGTTGGTCGGTATAAGACATTAGCATCCCAACGGTTTTTTCGGGGAGTACACATGTAGATTCTGGAAACTTATGGTCTAGCTGGCAAAACGCTAAGCGCCTACCATCTGTTGCGACTGCTTTAAGGTTATCACCAAAGTCTAAAAAAGTGGCATTAAAGATATAACGTGTTGCGTCTGACGATTGAGCATGAGACACAGAGCGCAGCGTGTTAATCAATTCTTTAACCGTTGTAGAGCCTTCAAAGTCAAAGTCATTACAAGGTATTCTAGGTACTGGCGGAAATTCATCTGCGGAAATAATGGGCATATTGAATTTAGAACCACTGCAAGATAATGATAGGCTTAACTTATTCAGTTTAAAGTCCACAAATTTATCTTTCGGCAATGATTTGGCGATATTTAGAAGTTTATGGGCATTAACAGCTATTGAGAACTCATTCTCAACTGTGCAGTTGCAGCTAGTTATAATAGCTGTTTCTATGTTTGTTCCGCTGATCTTCAGCTTATCGCCTGAAAATTCCATGAGTACACATGTCAAAATTGGAACTTGTTGCCGTGGTGAAACAGCAATTGATGCGCGTTGTACTGTGTCAATTAAATTAACTACTGATACTATGTTCATTTTTCTTTCTTCTATTTAACTACTGGATTTAAGTTAGGGATATTTATCGTTCTAATCTAGTGGCTTGCCATGCCACAATATTACCTGAGTGATGGATGTCAAGTTGGTGGTCCTTGCCCATGTCTGGAAGCTTGGCGCGAATTCGCTGTTCAATCATTTTTTCAGTTTCTCCGTGGTACTTTTGAATATTACCTGAGGTTGTCTGTTTTTGTACTCTGGATATACGATCAAACATAAGTTTCGTTTTCTTCTCTGTCCCAATCATTGAGGTCTTCAAATGATCCGAACCGTTTTTCTAATTGGCGCATTGTTGATACGGCGATATTAACGGCCTTATCAATGTCATCTTCTGTCATATCAATTCCTGAAGCAATCATTGCCTGGACATTCTGCATGGCTGCATCTTCAACTTTTCGCTTTCCGGGAATATTACCCGGTCCGGTTGGAGTTGGTGATACGAATTGATATGCTAGTGGTAATTTAAAGCTTCTCATACTGTGGTATTTGTGGGTTTTGTTCGCAAACTGAATGCTCTATTTCAGCATAAAGTTCTTCAAAATTCTTTGGTTGTTTTATGTCTATAAGGTAATTTTGTACTGCTTCAACCAGTTTTTCCAGAGAATTTCTCATGAACTCATATCCTTCTACTTTGTATCGGTATATGCCTCCTGTTGGCATCTTATTAATTGGTCTTTTTAACTTTTTCATTTCCGTTCTGAATTTCGATGCAAGAGATTGTGAAATGATCAGGGTTTTTTGAGCACTCGGTAAACAGGGCTGAAAGTGTACCAAGTATCTCGTAGACAGACGTATCTTCTTCAATGTGGTTATCACCTATGGCTATTTGAATGGAGCGATATAAGCTCATCTTTGTCATTGTTTTTCTATTAAATGATTTGCTTGTAAATCCAGTGTCACTACTGAAGATGTTGATCAATTTTCAGATTTTGGTATGCCCATTTGTTTTTCTTGTAGTGTCCGGTTGTTTTCCAGTATTCAGATTCTTCCCATTTATTGTCATCACGTGGACGTAGATCGTCACCCTTTCCTTGTACAGGCGGTAGTTTAGGGAATAAGTTCTTCTTGTTTTTCATATTGTTCTTGATGGTTTCATTAATTCTCGCACATCAAAAGGTCTATTCTTATTTCTGTCAACTGCTAAAGAGTTGTACCGAAGTGAGTCTATGCTTTCAATGGAGTTAGTTTTGAACTTGATTCCTTCGCGAACTGCTTCACCCTCCTTGTTCATAGAGGGAATAAACCCAGATCGTGCGCGAATTATCTGTGGGATCATAATTGCCGAGTCAGCATAATCAGGTGACACGCCTCGGTTTCTCATCCTGTACTCATCCTTACTTTCTACTTTCCGCTTACCTGAAATATTCTTAGCAATGCGCCTACTTGTCATTTCATCAAAAAAGAAAGACTGCTGACAAGCGCGGGATATAAGAAGCGAACCAAATGATAACCAAGTCTGATAAGCAAACCACATTTCATCTCCAATTTTGTAGTATTTCTGCTGTGGGATTTCTGCATCTTCCTTCATGATCTTATTTTCAGAAGCCGGATGAGTCCAGTTGATTGAATATACTTCACCCCAATAGTTTTTCAGATAGGAGTAAACGCCTTCACCCATTCCTGTTGAGTCAACGGCTAAGAACTTTGGATCTATGTTGAGCTCTTGGGCAACTTCGATTATGCGCCGAGAAAGTTTAATTGCGTCTGAATCAAACCCGCTTATTTCAATGAATCCTTCTTGTTGAAATAAGAAACGTGACTGTAAGTGCGTTCCGGTGTTTGTGGAGTAATTCTTCTCTTGATTGAATGAGTCCACCCATCCGGTTGCCATACCAAATCTGCCGTAAGCAAATATGACTTTGTCGTGTCTCAGAGCAATGTCAACTGCGCCGCATCGTGTGGAACCTTCGTGAAAAGAAGCATCTCCTACGCAGGAAAGGATCTGCTGTTTATTTATGACGGTTGAGTATGCGCCCTTGAGCGGGAACATTCCTCGCGCAAAGCAGTAGTAGTCTGGATGCTCCGGCCCTTTGAGCAAGTGGTCCTGAAACCCTTGCCATGATAGAATGCCGGGATAGACTTCTTTTTGAGCAATAACATTTTCTGACTTTGCCCCATCCAGGCGTAGTACATTCCATCCGCGCTTTGACTTCCAATGAAAATCTTCTTCCAAATCTAAAGTCAACCATCCATCTGGCGGTTCAGATAGTTGTCCGAATACATGGGCAGCATCTTCTGGATTTCCTGATAGGATAATCTTCACTCGATCTGGGCCTTCTGCTGAAGACAATGGCGAGGCGAAGTCCTTCTCCATACCTTCAGCTACGTTTTGGAACTCATCGACAAATATACGAAGCCTAGAGTGCCGGCCTAAAGTTGGGTGAGCCTTTTGTCGCGGTTTAGATTTGATGCCCTTCACGCGCCCCGTGGAGGCTTGTCCTTGCGGTGTGGTGATACCTTCAAAGCCTGAATCAAGGTTAGTTGGATCATCACCTAGAAACATATCCTTCTTTGCGGATCCTGACACTTCCATAACCGATGATTCATGCATATCATAGAGGTGAGTAAATATGTTTCTCTTTAATTGAGATTCATTAACAGCCAAACATTTGACAGCGGTGTATTGAGGATCGCGCTGGTAGTCCAAATAAAGCCATATTACTATGCCGTAGGTTTTGCTTCCAGATGAACAAGCCATTACTAACGACTTGGATGATTCAGGCAAGTGTTTGAATATCTTATCAACAAACCAAGGCATAGCGTTGAATTTCTCTAACCCCCAATTCATTACGCCAGCTTCTAGATACATATCATTATCCAGTAGTCCATGCCAGTAAGTATTTAGAAACTTCCACGCATCTTCACTGCTTTTGATAGTTATTTCGCCACCATTGTAAACTTGGATAAGTGCAGCGGCTTGAATGCGCGATGATTTAGTATCTTCGCGCAATAATGAATTCACTTGATCTAATATTTTATAAATCTCCATCTACGTCCTCGGCTTCAATTTCAATAGCGCCTTTCTTTTGTTCATCTTTGTTTGCATTTTCTAGCATCCACTGAATGGCCTTGGCAGCTTGTGCTGCAACATCGTCGCTGTTGCCCTTTCCTTCTGGCGCATCGGATTTGCCGTATGCTTTTTCAGCGATTTCCTGCTTAGTCTTGATGGCCATAGCCAAGTCTTTCAACTGCTGCGGTTTCAATTCTTCAATGTTATTGCGATTGGATTTCATCCAGTCGTTAATAAACGCTCCTAGCTTAGCTGCTTCGACCTGAGCTTGGCGCTTATTATCTTCTGCTGAAGTTGGCAGGAGTATGCTCTTACCATCACCTACTAGCGTAACTGAACCGACAAAGTCTTTTAACCGGGCTTTGCGGCGGTTTGTTATGGCAATGGTAGTAGACATCAAAACTTTTTTCCGCCTTCTTTAGCGCGATTCTCTGGCTGGTGGTCTGGGCGTAGGCTGTTGTACCTGATCTTGTCTATTATCGCTCCGCCAATATCATAACCAAAACCTCCAGCGTAGTCCATAATCCGAATGACAGCATCTGCTAGTTCCACTTCGGCCATTGGTCTGTTGGGTAGGTGGTCATCCATCAGATTTTTGCGCTCACCTTCCATTGCTTCGGAGATTTCAGAAACAACAAGCATCAGTAGTTCGCCTTTGTTGCGTTCTTTGCGCTCGCAAGTTTCCAATTCATGCCACCATCCTGACTTTACTGCGTTTTGGTGGATCTGATCGCGTATAGAGTTTATTATAGGTATGAGATAATCCATTCTTAATGTCCTATTGATATTAGTTTTTTGATTTTTTTAATGCCAACTTCGGCTGAAATGCAATGGCATATTGGGCATATTGCTTTTAAACGTTTATTCCCCCAGAAGAAAGCCGACAAAAACCACTTGTGAGTTCCTTTTTCTGCATTATCGTAGCACAAAACAAACTCGCAAGTTTTACCTTTTTCAATTATAATATCTTGATCATCTGTCATTAGCATTGTCAGTTATCAATTCAAAGCTTGAACCTTGTGGAAGCTCTTTAGGCTCCGAGAACTTAATACTTGTTATTGTTACTTCGGTCTCAATGTCGGTGTCTACTAGCTTAGGACCAGTGAAAACTCCACTAGTCCCATCCGACAACACGAGATAAATAGACTGCATGTACTGCTTATTGATGTTTTTCTTAATTTTGTCTGATGCTTTGTTTTTCTTAATTTTGTCTGATGCTTTGTTTTTCATAACTTTGTCTGATGCTTTGTTTTTCATTTTAGTATTTATTGAATATTGCGATTGCGATTGCCACTTGATTTTTATCGTCTATTAGCTTGGCGGCTTCAAGACATTCTGAGAATATCCCGCGCAAATTGGCTATACGATTATCTTTCTCAAAAATCTCGTTAGATGGCATTGTGAGATTGCTAGTGTCTTCCAATACATTCGGATCAATAATCCAATCATCATCTGCGACTAGGCTTTCATTTTTCATAACTCCTAAGAATTGCCCGTATGATGACAAAAAGGGAGTACCGTCTTTCTCTTGCGGCCCCTTCACGATGACACTGATTGTTTCCTGCCCTTCTACTGATAGCTTGGCGTATGGTCCCGCTTTGGGGTGGGTAAGGTATTCAACCTTGGTGATTAGTCCTTCGATGTTGATTTTTTCGTTCATGACACTTTCAACGGTTAGCACATGCAAAGACAGGTCAAGCACATTTTTATTGACTTGGATGCTGTGGGGAAGAAATTTGAACTCAGACAAACGTTCTTTTTGGATTCTGTACTGCCACCTTTGGCCGATTAGACATGCACCCGCTTGTCACGGGTTTCTCTTCATCGTGTTTTTGCTTTGTTGGTCGGCAAGGTGGCAGTACAGATTTCAAAAAAATAAACACAAAAAAACACGATGAGAAAACAGCTGGAAAATACATGCCCTGAAGTAGAAAACATCAGGACTTTCAAGAATAGAAATAGCTTTATGGGTATTTTCGTGCCCGGCCCAGTGCTTGATTTAGAAGGCATAGGAGATGGTGAAAGAATCCTAATGGGCCTTATCCTTTCTCTTGATGGAGAAGACGGCTGTTTTGCTTCTAATCAGTATTTTGTAAACAGGCTTCATAAGGATTGCCGATCTATTCAGAGATACCTTTCACGCCTGGAAGAGAAAGGTCTGATTTGCAAAACCATTGATGAGGAAAGCGGAAGGCGGAAAATACGTGCATCTTCTGCTGTGTTTGGCTCGCATGAAATGACCAAAAAAGAACCACATAACGGCATGGTAAATTCATCGCCCACCCATGACAGATTTGTCGCGAAACCAATGACAGAATTGTCACCCACCCATGACAGATTTGTCGCAAAACCCATGACAGATTTGCCACCCATAGATATAAGGTTAGTAGAAAGAGTAGAAGAAAGAGTAGAAGAGAGACCCCCAAACCCCCATCCCTCCGCTTCGCTACGGGCGGGGGCTACTGCTAGTGATAAAGAATCCCAATTGGAAGAAAAGACGGATAGCGCGGCAGACCCAAAGGTAGATCCGGGCAAAGTAACTCCACAACAAAACCACTTAGCATTCTTATCTCCCAAACAACATAACACTGTTGTTGGCCGCGCCGGCGTTTTGCCTAAGCTACTGGAACGCATACTAAGGATTAGGCTGGAGAAGCCACCATCAACTCGCAATATCAGACCAAACAGACCAAGGGCTCAAGTCACGGCATGGAACAAGATCAAGCATTTGGTTACGGAGGAAGAAGTCACGCTGATGGAAAAGTTCTACCAATCGCCTAAGAACAAAAAGACATGCGATGCTACTTGGAGGCGCAGTTTAAATCCTGACACGATCATGAACAACTGGACTTCGCAGGTTGAAATGGCGGAAGAATACATGGAGTCACAAGTAACCGATGTACCTGGTCCGATCCAAAGGAAAATCGACTTACCGGATGATTGGCGTCAAAGGTTATGGAAATATGCCACCAATGGGAGTTTCCCAGAAAAAGGTATTGCTCGTTTCAAGTCTATCATTGACACAGCGGATAAGGACCAGTTTCAAGCAGACATTGAAATCGTGAAAGAATTAATTACAAAGAATGAAATATGAGCGATCAGGACATTTTATACGCTGAGATAACGCTTCTAGGCTCGGTGATAAATTTTCCTGAATGTTATATGCAGGTTATGGAAGAGGGGATAACGGAAGCTTCGTTTTCAGATCCACGTCATCTGTTGATCTGGCGCTTGATAACTGAGAGGGTTATGAGCAATCGTGACTTTGACTCAGTGTCTATCTCGATGGACGTAATTGGAAACTACCCGAATTTCAAGTCATCGTATGTCGGCGAGATAGCATCCACCATTGAAACTGGCAGCAGTTGCATTGAAGCAGCCAGGTGTATTGTTAGTCATCGTAACAGGTCGTCAGTCATCCATCTTTCCTCAATGCTATGCCATGAGCTAAGAGACGGAAATATCACGGCAGATGAGTTTCTGTTTAAAATCGAGGCAATGATTGTATCTCAGCAGAAGTTAGCATCGGATGATTCGGTGACTGAAGTTGTTCGAGATTTGCTTACGAAAAAAGAAGACAGCGTGATTTTCAAATCAGGCATTGCAACATTGGACGATAGGTTTGTTGTGGCAGCAGGAGACTTCACTTGCATAGCGGCCAGGTCTTCTATGGGGAAATCTTCATTGTACCTGAGTTACTGTGATACTGCTATTCGCGCTGATCATGGAGTCTGCATTATCAGCCTAGAAATGTCCCGATCAGACGTTATGAGACGTTGGGCGGCAATGAGAGCTGGGATTGATATTAAGAGGATTAATGACGGTATAGCCAGTGCATCGGATATATCTGCACTTAAGAAAGATATTTACCAAATTGAAAAATCAGGCGGCTCGATTTTCGTCAGGTCAAAATCAATAAACATAAGCGAACTGAGAGTTTACGTAAAAGGGATAAAGTTAAAAAACCCAAAACTTGGCATTCTTGTTGTTGATTACATTCAGCTGATGACCGAAACAACTGGATCTGGGAACAGGGAGAGTAAAGTTGCGGAGATGTCTCGCGGCTTAAAGGGGATAGCAATGGACTTCGGCATAACTGTTATTGGATTATCGCAACTCAATGATAATAACCTCCAAGAAAATCCTTTTCCAACTCAGTCAAACATGCGGGAGTCTAAGGCCATTTATCAGGACTCTGATAATGTCTTGTTCCTTGTGCCTACGAATAAGGGAGAAGACGGCAACTATAAGGCTGGCGGCAAGATGTGGTTCAGTATATCCAAGCAGCGAGAAGGCGATGCCGGATTCCTTGTGCCTACCAATTTCAGGAAACAGTGTACTAGATTTGAACCATACGAAGAAGGCGATGAGGACTTGTACTCAGGACCAATATCAATGTGGCAGTCTGCAAAAAAATGGCAGATCCCAAGGAATAATATTGTTGACATATCTGCTGATGAATCCCTTTTCTGAAATCTCAAACAAGCCAATACTGGCATAACAAACAAAAACCATGGGACTATACAAAGAAGACACGAATACATACGCGGATAGCATCCGAGTCGTTAATGGAAAACTCGCTCAAAGAGTAGAAGAAGGAACTGAAGGAGCTGTTAAGCGGATCTTCACGATCAAGCGTACAGGCGAGGAAAGGACGGTATGGGAGCGTTACTATCCTGGTCTTGAAGGTAAAATCGTCAAAGGGGAAATTAAGACTCTTGAGTTTGGACAAATCCTTGAGCTTCTTTTTGAGAATGGGGAAGAGCGAGCGCGAGTTGAGGTTCCGTTCCCCGGTCGCCTCGCTGAGCAAATCATTCAGCGGATTGTTAATGCTGACTTATCTAAGCCGATATCAATTTATGCTGGTTGGGATAAGATAAAAGATCGCAATTTTGTCTGGCTTAAGCAAGACGGAAACAAGATCAAATCTTCTTACTTGAAGGATGATCCCGGCGATGCACCTCCTGTTGAGCAGAAAGTAATTTTCGGCATAACAAAGTGGAACAGTGAAAAGCGGGACACGTTCCTCTACGATAAGTTTGTCAAAATTTTCGGTGAATCAGAAACTAAATGCGAAACTAAATCCGATTCTCAGCCCGTTTCCGATGCCAAGCCTACAGTTAATAATGTTGTTGACGAAGATGACGATCTTCCATTTTGATTTTAGTGATTTTGATGTGTGAAGTGTAGTTGTATATTGTATCCCGGCAGGTAAAAATCCTGTCGGGATATTTTTTCTTGCAAAAGTAAACAACTTTACACATGCAAACAGAAAACAACAACTATGTCAGAACCATACCACGAAGAAGTACCTCAATTAGAACTTTCTGATAGAGCAGAGCAGATCCGTCCATCTGTTGAATCAGCAGAACAAGCAATTGCTATTTGTCGGCGCATATCCAATGACAACGACGAGCGCGTACAAGAGGCTGCTAGAATCCGCGCAAAGTTTGACGGAGTTGAACCGCCGTTTTCTCCGCATAAGTTAAAAGAAGAAGGCAAGGAATATAAGTCAAATATTCCAACTGGGTTTTTATCAACGATTGCTAACATGGTCATAAACCGTATTGTAATGCGCTTGAAGCGCACGCAATACCTGAGTGGATCATCTTTGCCGCACAACGTGGAAAACTCCGTAGAGAAGAGCGAAGCATTCAAGAGGCACTTCACACAATTAATGCGAAGCTGGCGAGGTTTTCCATTCTTTGTTTCCAAGCTGGCACTAGAGACAGTTTTATTCGGCAAAACATTCGTTGGATTTGACGGCCCCGGCCAATGGAAGCCAAGAGTTTATCGGCTAGACGATTGCTCAATTCCCAATGGAGTTGAACAGGGAGACTTGCCTCCATTCGTTCGCTTGAGGAAAGTATATCAAGTCAATGATCTTTTTGATTTCATTAGAGACAAAGACGCAGCAGAAGCAGCTGGATGGGATATTGACAATGTGATTGAAGCTATAAATCAGGCGCAACCTGTACGGGATGATGACCATCGGGACGCGCAAACGCGCTCATTGACGTATGAAGACATGGAGCGCCAGCTTATATCATCCTATGCATATACTCATGGAAGTAATTCTGTCGTAATTGAAACTCTTTATGTCGAAGAGTCTGACGGTACGGTATCGGTTTGGATGGTATCCGACAAAACTGAAGATGAATTATTCCATGCTACCAATGTTTTCAATTCTATGGATGATGCATTGCAGTATATGTGCTATGAAATTGGAGATGGTACAGTTTACGGTTCCAATGGTGTCGGGCAGAAGGTCTACGATTTAGCTGTGAATGTTGAGAAGTCTCGGAACTATTCAGTGGATCAGTTGCGAGCGGCGGGTAAGTTCAACATTCAAGTTCCTGATTCGGCCAATGCAAATGCTGAAATCCTGCATATTACAGATGAAGCGAACTTCTTAACTGGAGCAATCTTTTCAGGTAATACAGCTGCATTGCCGTCAAATGCTGATGCTTATATTGTTCAGGATCGTTACTTCAAAGGCTTAGCTGAAGAGAAGATCGGCGCTTTTGCACCTGAGAATCAATCAACAGATAAGACTGCAACTCAGTCTCAGATTGACGCATTAAAGGAACAGGAAACTCGCGATTCGTTGATTGATACATTTTTGACTTTCTTTGGTCATTCAATAGCGATGGTGCAGCGACGTGTTGCGAGTTTTGAATTAACAGATCCGCTTGTTGTAAAGTTCCAAGAATTATGCCTTGCTGAAATGAGCGTGGAAGAGTTTGTCATGCTGGCAAATATGCCACCAGCGCAAACAACGATTGACTTTACTGATATGATTCAGGCGAAGCAATCTAATTATCTGCAAACAAAAATTGGAAATCCTCAATGGAACCAGTATCTTTTGGAAAAAACGGTAAGTTCAATGATCATTGGGCCGGAGTTGACGCAACAGTTGATTCTTCCAGAAGGGATGAGCGTAGACGCTATCGAGTCTACAAGGGCGCAGATTCAGGAAGTCTCCGACTTAAGTAATGGAGTTTCACTCCCGGTATCTCCGAGAGACGGTCATCTGTACCACATGCAAGTTCTCAGTGGTGATTATGATCCGGTGAACCAGACATGGTCTGGCGCTATCATGGGTATGCTTTCAGAGCAAAACCTTGAGGGAGCGCAAACTTCGCTGCAACATTACCAAGAGCATTTCCAACAAGCCGTAAATCTTAACGTCCTTGGCGAGTCTCAGAACATGGCCAAGAAGTTCGTTGGCGATGCCGGCAATGAGATGCAGCGCATGATACAGCAGCTCCAGCAGCTCCAGCAGGAACAGCAGGAACAGCAGGGGCAGCAACAACAACAACAACAACAACAACCAGTCGTTTGAAAATAGAACTCCTTGACGGTGCAGTGGCGTCACATAGGCGCTTTACCAATGATACTACATTTGCTAATATCCTTCAGAAGTGGGAAAGTTTCGCTCCATCCATTCAGGTTATTCGGCCAGATGGATCAGCAGACATTAACGCAACCGCATTGACTGGAGCGCGTGCCGAAGGGTATAGGCTCGCAATGAAGAATTTCATAGAACTTAGTCGCTAATAATTAAATAATCATGTCAGAACAAATTACACGAAAAATTCCCGTAGAAGGTGATCCAAATGCACGCAATATCAAAGAAGAATTCGGAACATCTTTTAATGAACTCCTAGATGGCATTGAATTTAAACCTAAGGACGATGAGGATGAAGTTATTGATGATTTAGTTCTGGAAGAAAAACCAAAAGAAGAAAAACCAAAAGAAGAAAAACCAAAAGAAGATAAGCCAAATGATAAGCCAAATGATAAGCCAAAAGAGTCAAAAGAGCCTGAAGTCGAAAAAGATAAAGTACGGAAAAAAGAAGAGCTAGAAGATTTAAGTCTCGAAATTGATCTTCCTTCATTGGACTTGGATACTGAAGAAGTTGAAGAAGTTAAAGAAACTCCTGATCCTGAAAATGAAGACAACCATACTCGCGCCGATGATGAAGACTCAAAGAATGAGTTGGAAGAATTGCGCAAAGATCCTCATACTCATGTACGAGTCAAAAAGAACATTGACCGATTATTGGGCAAGATTCAAAACCTCAACAAGCAGCTAAGGGACAAAGACTCCGAGATTGAAAAGGTTAAGACAGCAGCCCCGAAAGAAGTTGCGAAGGATCCAGTATTAGAAGAAGAGAAGAATGAACTTATCATGCTGCGCCGTCGATACTCCATCGACAAGGACCAGACTCTCAAGGAATATGATGTTCGCGTGAAGTCTGCCGAAGAAACTTTGATGGAGGTAGTGAAGGCTAACCTGCGCGAAGATGATGCTAAGCAGATTGAGAAGATGGGATTTGAGGCTTTTGCTAAGCTTCCTCAATCTTTCAAGCAGTTCCTGGAGATCCTTGACGATAATGATCCAGCGCAAGGTGCCCTTGTTCGCTCTAAGTATTCCGAGATGGTATCCGCAAATGCTGAAAAAGGTAAGAAGCAAAAGGAGCTACTTCAAGATGCTGACAAGTGGTGGGCCGAACAAGAAGATTTGCTTAAAAAGCATCAGGAAGAAAACTCTCAGTACAGTGAGCAGATTGAGAAGATCAAAGATGATTTTTTCAATGCTACTGTTTCAAGCGATCCTTACTTCAAGGCAATTGAAGTTAAAGGATTGAAAGGTGAGGAATTGGCTCGCGCTCAAACTGACAACGCTAAGCGTGCAATTTATCAGCGTGATCTTAAAGGAATCTTAAACGCCAACACTGTAGACGACCAGAAGAAGGTAGTTTACCGCGCTGCCCTAGCTAGACCACTATCTGACCAAGTTAAGAGCTTACAGGCGCAATTAAAGTCTGCTCAGGACAAGCTAAAGAAGATAGACAATGCAAGGAATATGCGTCCACCGAAACATGATGTATCTGCTCCGCCTAAAGACGATGCTCCACAGGACTTTGTGAGTCAGCTTGAGCGTATGTACGGGGGACAATAATGGACCTTCGACAGATACTTGTCGATTATATTACTCAAGTAGGGACAACTGAATCTTCTAGGCAATTCATTGATCCGCGCAAGGGTAAGGCTGTAACGCGCATCACAGTTGACAACTGGAAGCATGGCCGAGCTGCCCCCCCAGTGTGGGCAATTCAGCAAGTGATAGATTTAAGTAATAAGAGAATTGATGATTTTGACGGCGTGCTGCCGTGGGAAGGTGAGAAGTTGAGGATATGCGTTCCTTGCGTGCGCGGCGTTAATGCCAAGCTTGTTAAGATTTTGAACTATCTTCAGTACCGCCATAAGGGTAAGGTCGCAATCGACTTTGAAGAAAACACCCTAGTTGATATTGCGCGTGATAGGTTAGCTCATAGATTCTTGACCTCTAAAGCTGAATGGTTGCTATTTATTGATGATGATATGGTGCCACCTATAGGGGATTATGCCCAGATGAGAAATTGGGGAATAACCGTTCCTTCACAATTTGGCAGCTTTGACATTATTCAACGGCTTGTCACACGGAAAAAAACGCTGGTTTCAGGTCTGTATTTTGATAGGTTCGGCAAGGGGATCGCTCATTACTACGAAGCGATCAACAATGAGCGCGAAGCATTATGGGCAAAAGGCGCACCTTATGATAAGGTAAAGCCTACTAAGGCTTGCGGAGCTGGATGCTTACTAATCAATCGTGTCGTTTTCGAGGCGATTAAAACCGAAGTAGAAGATCTGAAGATGTTGCCGGGTGGGATTTACAGGTACTTTGAAAGAATGCCTGGAGTTAGCGAAGACTTTTCATTTTGCGCCAGGGCAGAAGTTGCTGGTCATCCTGCTCAAGTTGATTTCGGATGCTTAGTTGGCCATGAAGGTACAAAAGTTTACTGGAATTCTTGAGAAATGCTTGACAATATAGTGAACAGACAAATATGGGTTAATCATCGGAGTAAAGCAATGTCAGTAAATCCGAGCTGACATCGGCGTATTCTGCCCAATCGGGCTAGGTCTTGAAGCCGGAAGACAACTGAAACACCCATGACGGGTATTTTAATTGAACTTCATCCAAAGGTTTTACAATGCCAGCTCCCGACACTTGCGTAAATGCTACTGATATTTCCAGCTTAGTACACGCGCAGATTCCTCAGTTTAGCGATAAAATCAATTATTACATCACGGTTAATTCGCCATTCGCGAATGCAATCGAAGGTGATACTTTTGACTCAAATCAAGGTGACGACATCTTGAATATTGTCACTAATCGTGTTGTTCCCGGTCACTCGTTGACATCTCCTGCCTTTATTAACCGAAGTGCTGCTTGTGGTTTGAAGCCTGAGCAAGACGAGATTGGACAGACTTCATTCACTACGAAGATTCAAATCCTGCGTGGTCGCGGTCCTGACGTTTGCGTGCATCAATCTGTTGCGGCGGTCAAGAACTCATATCTCAGTGCAGAACGCGCTCTCAGCCAAAACGTAAACAACCTGGTTAACGTGGACATTCGCAATCAGCTCCAAAATCTTTCTGGAGTAAAGTTTGTTGCGCTATCCACAGCACCATTTGAGGATCTGTTATCCGGTGGATTGAATAATATCAGTGCGGACTACCCTGCTACTGCGGGAACGGCGCTTTTACCTGATTCTCCTATGAGTCTTTCCGCTGTTGAGCGCCTTGTCCAGCACATGGATGATGAACTCAAGCTGGCTAAGTACGGTGCAGGAGCTAATGCTCACTATCGTGTCATCACTGGTCGGACGCAAAACACATATTTCCGTAATGAACTGAGCGGCACAACCGGATCCCCGATCCTACTTGCTACACTTCAAGGCGGTTTCAAAGTTGGTCTTGATACTCTATGGGGATATAGCTGGCAAGATGTCACTTATCGCGGATTCTCCCTTGGTATCGACGATGAGCCATTGCGCTTTAACGTCATGAACGGAGATGACCGCCCGGTATTCATCGAACCTATTATCAGTATTGCTAGTGATTCTGGGGTGAATGGAGTTCGTAATCCAGCCTGGTCTGATGCGCTGTATGAAGTTGGGTTTATTATGGCCCCTAACAGCTTCTACCGTGTTGTACCAAAGAGCTACACTGGCGAAGGTAGCTTTAAGTTCCTTCCGCAGATGGTTGCTGGCAAGTTGGATTGGTTTTACAGCCGAGACTGTAATAACCCTTATGGTGATTATGGTTATCACCTTTACGAAATCCAACGGGCATTCCGCGCCGAACAACCGCATGGTGTAATTCCGTTTACATACAAGCGTTGCGCTACAAGTCACGGGCTTACCCCTTGTGAAGTCCTGTAAGGTATAATTCATCAAGGGCATCGGGTTAAACCCTGGTGCCCTTCATTGAATTATGACGAAAGGACCATACCAGATTCTCTTTGAAATCGCTAGGTTGAGCGGAATAGGTAATGCTGCCATGACTGAGTATGCTCTATGGAAAGAGATACTCATTGATCTTGGTGGAACCTTTAAAGCATCTATGCTTAAAACAGACGTCATGAATGCTATCCTTATTATTAAAGGTGGAGTTAGGGCCGATAAAGAGATAACGATTCTACGGGAAATTGTGAAGGTTATTGGTGGTTCTTGGGGGCTACTTGATACTAAGCCGCGTTTACTTAAAAAAATCTATGATAATTGGACTTAGAAAGCAACAATGCCAATAATTGACATATCCAATCCTTACGTTTCTTCCCATTACGGTCCTGAAATTGACGCAGCAATTTCGCGTGTCATTGACGGCCTGGTGATGGAAAATGTAGGAAACGGTTTGGTGTTGCTCCGCCATCTTGAGCAATCCATCCGTGATTACCTCGATGGAGGTACACTTTTACCGTCCCAATATCAAGGCACATGGACTCCTGACACGCTGCCTAATCCAGTTGAGGCGCCGGGTAATTGGTACGTTTCAGATTCATCTGTGGGGATTTACCAAGAGGGCGCACGTATTGTTTCAGACGGGACTGTATGGAGAGCATTACCTGCGGCCCCGTATCAGCTTCCGGGTGCTGGAGAAGTGACGCAGATAATGCTTGAGCCAGGGGCTGTTGGCACAGCTGCCATAGAGGATCGCTCTGTCACAATGGATAAGATTGCGTTCGGTGCAGTTAATTCGGGCGAGCTTGCCGACTTTGCTGTTGGAACAGAACACCTACAGGATAACGTTGTAACCGAAGACAAGCTATCAAATTTGGTTACAGAAAAGTTACTGCGTTCCCGTGCTCATGGACTTCAGTTAGCCGACCTTGACATGATAGTCTCTAACAACCTTAGTTGGAGTCAATTCGCTTCCATAAAGGACGGCCAACTTGTCTTTGTCCATAATGATAATGGACAAACAATGCCCAAAGAAGATTGGAAAGTCTTCTTTATCTTTGACTCAAGCAAGATTTATTCAGCAAGCGGCAACCCTTACGCCAGTGGATATATTGATTTGTCGCCTACGCCGGCATCATCTACTGCGATATCTTTTAACGGCAACCGAGTAATCACTGGAGACCTTGGAGTTAAAGGAGATAATCTTGGAGGGGCTACGTTAAACGAATTTATTGAAAGAGTATTCTTCCCAGCTGTTAGTCCTAATGTAACTTTCAATTTCAGCCCGACTAATCCTAGCGAATTTGGTATTGATAGAACATTCACATTTGTATTAGGTGGCAATACAAATGATGGTGAAGTAGAAGGTGGAATTGTTTTTCTTAATGGCACTGGAACAACGCTTGGAACTATAAATCCAGTAGGCGTTAATACAGCTATCAACCAATCATTTGCCTATACTCATGATGGCTATCCAGATGATGAAGGTATTAGATCTGAAGTTGAATTAATACTTAACGGTGATACTTCTGTTATTTTCCCGGAGGCCACACTCACGTGGGTAAATCCTTACTTCTATGGTTCTATTCCTACTAATGATCTAGGTGCAAACCACTTGGATAATAACGGTGCAGATTCTATTGGTGGTACTGATTTCACTAAAGCATTATGGACTAAGAGTACTAGGACAATTTCTTACAGTCCTTCCAGCGAGAGGATGATCTTTGCTTATCCAGCTTCTTACGGTAATCTAACTGGCATTAAGGACGCGAACGGGTTCGACATTATGACTTTGTTCATTAAGCACCCAACTTACATCTACACTAATGCTGCAAACGAAGGTGTCCCATACAACTTCTACTATAGCGCATCAGAAACAACCCAAACCAACTTCAATATCACATTTGAAGTTTAATCATGAGTGGAATACCATTAGTAATAGGCTTTGACCCAGTAACTAATCAACCTCTTGATAACAGAAGTGTAGTTGACAATTTACCTGCGAGAAATGCCATCCCACCTGTGTCTCGATATGAAGGCATGAATGTATTCGTTGAGGATACTGGGGTAAACTATCAACTAATAGGCGGGATTCTTGATGCTAATTGGCGTGACGTAGAATCAGATCACTCCACTCAGCTATTAGCTAAAGCTCCCGCTGGCGGTATTCACTTTCGAGGCACCGATAACCGTATCTACCTGCCTGATTTGCCTGAATCTATTGATACTGGTGCCAGCGTAGCGTTTTACCTGCGCGAGCCGACTACTGCGCAGGGGGGCACGCAACTTGGAGGTGTATATTTTGCGTTCAGTGGTGATGGCAGCGCACCTTTGGTGTTGTTTACCCGCACTGCCGGAACGCAAAACGATTACCGGTTCGAAGTCA